GGAAATCCATATCCCGTAAGCCAGTTATGTAGAGATTGGTAATTTTCCAGAAACTCATCTACAATAAATGTGATAGTAAGATCGCTGTAAGTGAGTTTATCACCCATGATTGGAATATTATTGAATGGGTTTGCAAAATCTACTGATGCACCCTCAATACCGGGTAGGTTTGCATTTATCGTAAAGAACTCTACCTTTGGTAATTGTTTAATACCAAAACGAAACTGAGTTGGACTAGCATAGTCCAATTGGTCTGGTTGTCTTGCGAGGGGGGATGATGCTGTTGCCATGTATCTATTTATAACAAAAAAAAGGGGGAGCAAGATGCTCCCCCAAGTTTAGTAGTTCCCCTATTTTACATAAGGTTAGCGACTTTAACGCGACGATACCAAGCGTTTGTATTAGCATCCAGTGACGCATCGGTGTTAACCGTGTCAGCGGCAGCAACCGCACCCGCAGCAGCGAATGGGTTAGCAGCAAGACCATAACGGGTCTTGAAACCAATCTTAGGCTGGAAGGAATTCTCACCAACCGCACGAACCATCTGAAGCGGAACGTATGGGCAGTAGAAGAAACCAGCATCATAAGGCGATGTACCCTTATAACCACAAACATAATACTGACTAGCAGCAACATTTGCAGAATACGGATCAACATAGACCTTGAAACGACCATTCATCGTACCAGCAAATGTGGAGGATGTGTCGTCAACCGCGAGGTTGTTATTCAGAGCAGGCGTGTAATCAAGAACACCAGCCATCTGAAGAGCAGAAGCAACGTCAGCCGAAACAATCAGCATGTTACCTTTGCCGCGACGGGTCTGTTGACCAATCGCATTGGCGTCACGTTCGATCTGGAACATTAGACCCTTGAACTTCTCAACTGACCAACGACCATTAGAGTCGGTGTCCAGATCAAAAGTACCAGCAGTAGTTGTATTAACCTGAGCACCCGCAACAGCTGTAACATACAGCGAACGAACAACTTCACGGTTAATTTCAGCAAGAATTTCTGTCGAAAGAATGTTGCTGAGTTCTGTCTCGGCGTCAAGACCATGAATTGCCTTCAAGTCCTGTGCAAGTTCCATCGTGTACTCAGCTTTGAGTGCGCGAGAAACGGCAGTAACCGTAGACTTCTCAATGGAGAATGCCATTTCAGCGAAAGCGTTCGTACCGCTATCACCAAGGGCTTCTGACTGAGCTCGTGTCATACCTGTTGCAGAAGTATAAGTTCCAACAGGGCTGTCATTAAGAACAGCAGGGTTAGTCTCTGTCGTACCAATATCACCACCACCGATTGTGCCGGCAGCGTTCTGGTTGGAAGTATCAGGAAACGACTCATCAACGAGGGCTTCTGCACCGTCCTGTGAGGCGAGCGAGGAACGCATCGCAAAGATAAGTCCAGTTGGACCTGTCATTGGCTGCACACCACAAACGTCATAAGCAATGAGGTTAGGCATTGCACGACGAACCAATGAGATCAAAATCGGATCCCATGTATCCATCTGTCCGCCACCCATGCTGTTGACTGGCGCTGTTTCTGTAAGGAAACCGCGATCCTCACGCATAGCTTTTTCTTGGTTCTCTAGGATGAGAGTAGTAACTGCCCGCTTATAAGAATCCTCAATCCGTGGTAGATCGGGGTGTTCTAGGACTGGCTGCCACTTTTCTTGTAGATGTTCTGTCTGAAACATTTGTTTCTCCTTTGTAATTACATCTGTTTATAATATTATTGGGCACGCTCTTTGTTACGACTGATTGCCGACATATAAGCGTTCATAGCTCCAGTCGTATCAATGTCCTGTGCGGTGCCACCATCTTCATCATCAAAAGTTTGTTCAACAATCGTCTTCGGGAAATAACTTTCCTTCAAGGTGTCGAGTTTTGCTTTGAAGGACTCTTCGTCAGCAAAGTCAACATCTTCAGTGAGAGACTTGAACTTTTCAATTTCAGTATCGGTCAACTCTTCGCAAGCTTCAGAGATAACCTGTTCCCGAACTAGACCAGACTTAACAGTAGAAAGAACGATATTCTGTTCCATAACACTATTAACCTTTTCTTCTAGTTCAGCAATTTTGTCAGACTGTGCTTCGAGAACGTCATATTTCTCATCAGGCACGTCAATATAATGATCTTCAAACAACTGTTTCAGTCCAGAGATAAAGTCTTCTGCAATCTCGCCCTTCAAACCGCGCTCGATTGCCAACTCGTTCTCTTTAGTCCATGTCTCTACAACGTAGTTGAGATAAGTATCTACTTTTTCTGTAAGAGCATCAACAGACTCTTCCAGTTTTACTTCAAACTCGTCAGTCATTCCCTCATGAATACGAGAGATTTCTTCACGGGTCTTTGATTTAACAGCAGCTTCAAAGATTGTTGCTGCCTTTTCTTTAAATTCTTCAGAAAGGTCTTCACCCTCTACGAGAGCGTCAACGTCTTCCTTGACATTGATGGACTTGATCTTCTCTTCGATCTCTGCCTTTGCGTCCTCAAGTTTCTTGAGTTCGTCGTTCGCAGCTTCATCCATTCCATCCATGTCTTCAGCAGGGGCCATCATATTTTCATATGCAGCTTTCAGATCGACGGCTTTCATACCTTCCATCTTCTTCATCATGCCAGCTTTGAGCATTTCTTTCGTCATGCGTTTTCCTTCGGTGACAACTTCGCCTTCTGGTACATAACCAGCAGCAAGTTTCTGTTTCTCACCGGGCGTTTTTTCTCCAGAGGAACCCTGTTTTACCTTTGGCTCTTCTTTAGCGGATGCAGTCTGTTGATCTTCGTGTTCTTTTGCTTTACCAGCAGCCTTTTTACCAACTTCACTGTCTTTGTCTGAGATTGCTTTGACAGCATCTTTTTCGACTTTAGCTTCTGGTGTAGAACCACCAAGATCGTCTGTGCCACCGTTAGGTGTTTCTTTACCAATTTTCTTTTTGCCTTCAGCAGGAGCAGCACCCTTTGTCTGGGCATCACTTGCTTCTTCGAGTTCTGCAAGCACTTCTGCTTCCAACTCTTCAATTGTGTGGTCTAGTTCTGACATCGGGTGTCTCCTTACCTTTGTAATGATTATTTATAAATTAAAGTCTTTTAAGAAACTTAGCAAATGCCAATGCTTCTTTAGTTGCGTTCCTCTGACGTTTCTTAACGTCAAATTCTTTCTTCATCTCTATCATTTCTGATTCCAACAACGCACCGTTGTCCCAAACCCACTCTTTACCTTCCATAATACCTTCTACGAAAGCATTTGGCGCAGAGGGGTCAGCAACAATGTCTGCTGCTGTTGCGAGATAGAAGTCATCCCGCACATAGTTTGCTCCACCTTTTTGATCTAGACTGCCCATTCCCCGTGAGGAAACGCCCAGTTTTGCACCTTCATCCATAAGACTCTTCACAATCTCACCCATTGGCGTAGACATAATCTTCGCCTCTCCAATAAAATTTTTCCCATCAGGTTCTAATGACGTGATCATATGTGACACACGTTCCAGATTAACGGTTGGTCCATCTGGATGTCCGAGCTCACCAAATGCACGATTCTCTTTAATAAAATTCTTGTTGTATTTAGTTACTTCTTTGTTCAGTATTTCCATAGGATACACCCGACCATTACGGTTCTTGATGTCAGCCTGCATAAAGATACCACGAATCTTGTAGGACTTACTACCGTCTTCCTTTGCTTCACAGATATACTCTACGTCTTCGACTGCCTCTGAAAATAGTTTCATTGTTCTATCCTTACGCTGTATAGTTTTCGTCTTTTTTAAATTCGATAATAATAAATCCAGATGTACCAAAAGTAGTTATTTCATGGTCACTAGAAGTTGCGGTTGTGTTTGCAGCAGTGCCGGGGATAACGCCAGCAGAACCATCATAGTGTCCAGTTCCGGCAAGTCTAATCTGAACAATATCTGTTCCAGAAGCTACTTCTTGAATTTCAACATGACCAGTATCATCATCAGCACTACCTTGAGTCAATGCCCACCAAATTCTGGCGATGTGTAGTTTTGCACCGTTCGCATGTCCATCTAATGTGCTTCCATCTAAAATAGCGCCATTGGCTGCAGCATCATCTTCAATATCAACTTTAAGCGTAACTGTACCGCCAGCGCCCGGCGCATTAACAACGGTATCTCTGAGTACTCTTGCAACAATTGCCATTCTTATCCCCTAGATCGCTAACATTTCTTTTTCAAAATATCCAAGAAGTTCCTTCTCAGGAACTTTATATTTCTTAGATATGTCTGTTATAGTTCTTTCGAAACTATTTAGGAAATCTGAAGGTTTCGCATCCATTTTTTTAAACAAATCGTCCACTGCATCCTTCATTTTAGGTGAAAGACGCTTATATTGCT